TCCCTTCTCCCTGCCACTTGAGGCGTTGCGGAAAGATGCGCGCGAAAGTTTCGCGATGCAGAGGATCTTGGTACAACCCAAGCTTCTGCATGAACTTGAAGAAGAAAGCATGGGCGTGCGCTCCGGACGACAGATCCATGAGGGAATAGTCACCGGTGTAGAAGACCCGGTTAGGTGCTTGGGGGTGCATGTCGTAGAAAGCCCCCACTTCGTTGTTTTTCCTTCCTGCACCAAGGAGCACAAAATGCTCGCCACTCCAAACTTTGCACAGGTGCTTGTAACCAATACACGTGTCCGGCCCAAAAAGGGCGTCGACGACCTGTGTACCGAAGTACCTCAACATCCTTGGACACAACAGGCCACTGCAATTCGTGACCCACTCGTCATTGTGCGATGTTTTAATCTCTGGGCCCTGTGCCGGCGTCTTGAAAGTGTCACTGTGNTTTTGGCTGAGTTCTTTCTTGATCATGCCCGTTAAAACGAGGTCTTCGGGCAGCACGCCTCTACTTAACAACTTATTGACGCCGTTGTGCTTCTTTCTCCGCTTCCCCTCGCCGACAAAGCTGTTCGCCCACCCACGCATCATTTGCACAGCGCGTGTGGTGCGGTAGTTCTTTATGCCTCGAGGGCATTTTCCCGGGCACAATCGATCCCAATGCCTATCCACCAAATTCCACAGCTCGTCCCAAACAGCGGGTGTCGGCTCTGGTGCGCACGCAAGCAACCTCCCGTTTTTCGTAGCGTTTTTCGTCGTTTGACAGTCGTCAGCCATGAGCGGAATCGAAGGAAAAACCAGTCCAACAGCAGTGGGTCCACCGTGAACATTTCGCCTCACCTTCTTCTGTTTCGTTTTTGTTTGTTCCATTCGGAAGGTTGTGGGAACGACCTTGAGAGAGCGACCGTCTTCTACCATCGTGAACGTTCGCGCTGGTGCGGGAACAGAATCCTTGTTCCCTTTGATATTTTTCAAAGCCGTGATTGGAGGTGTCGTGAAGGTTGGAATCTCGATGGTTCGATCGTACACCGGCCCAGGTGTTCCTTGATTGGCGCATTGTATGATGGAAGCTGTCACCTCGGAGTCGCAAATTCCACACTTCCCGTAAGCCAAAGGGAAGCCGCACACTTGCCCGTTTCTACGCTGGTTACAAAACGTGTTCTTAGAACAAACCGAACAAAAACCAGTTTCGTATAGTCCACGGATTCTCGTGGGTCGTCCACAGG